AGTAATACTCCTCGTCAGAGCCGTGCAGATCTTGAAACAGCTTCAGCTCAAACAGCTCAATGATTGCAAAAGGGCCGGAATTGAGAAGCTCGACAAAAGCAGTGCTCATGGTTCAATAACTTCTTGGAACGTCGCTGTAATCGTCGCCCTGTTCAAATACGGTATGGACTTCGACCAGTCTTGGCAAATCCACTTGTAGGTCTCCGAATCATCTGGAGGCGACCAGTCAAAGTGCTCCGCTCCACCACGGGCTTCAAGGAAGGTTTCAATGGTGTCGGCGTCAGTTTCAGACACCTCAAACTTCAGGCTCCAAGTTTTGAGATCCGTGTTGAGGCCAAAACGCAGTCGCTGGCTGTAGCCATCCCCCAACTGCACGTTTCGCACAGTTGGTCTACTGCGCTTGCTTGCCCCGTAAGTCGGGTTAATCGAAGGGAAAGTAGCCATCAGCGGGTAAGCAGACCACCAGGCCGCTTCTGTTTGATCAATTCTGCCTGCACTGCCTGACCAATCAAGCGGCCAAGCTGATCGGCATTGCCTTGGTTGCCCTGGACCTCAGTGCCAGACGCATCAACATTAACAACCACACTAGTGCTGCCACCAAGCTGATCATTAGGGACAATCGTGCCTGCACGGCTCGGGACAAACAGTTCTGGACCACGCTCACCGACGATTGACGCACGACCGACAGGCGGACGACCACCATTGGCAAAGCCAGGTATCTTCAGCGCTTTGCCTATGCCACCAATTCCTTGATTCAAGAAGCTAGCAGCCATCATCTTCAGGACGCCTGCCAAAGATTCTGTAAGTGATTTGCTGCCGTCAATGGCTCCCATGATCGCGCCAGTGATTTTGTCTTTGATCGTGTCGGCCAGTTGCTCAGCCTGCCTCTGTTGGGCTTCTTGCTCTTCTTTCAGCTTTTTAGCAGCGGCCAACCGTTCTTTGTTGGCATCGTTGATCGCCCGTGTTGCGTCCTCAGCTTCAAATAGCGCAAGTGTTGCAGCCAGTTCAGCTTTTAGTTGATCCTCGCTAAGGCCAACAGTATTCTCAATGATGTCTGCAATCGCGATCTGCCGCTCAAATTGTCTGCGCTCTTCATCCGTTAGCGCAGAAGCCAATAGAGTCTGTTGCTCAAGAGACCGCACCCTATCGGCTGACCCTTCCGCAATTCGGCGTAGCCGTTCTGCTTCATCCTCATCCAAAGGCTTCGGTTTTGGCTTTGGCGGCTTTTTAACCTCCGGCGGTTTTGCTTCAGCTTCCGCTAACGCTTCTCTCAGCTGTATCAGTCTTCGTTGTGATCCAAGCAACTTGGAATTAATGCCTAGCAAAGACATCTTTGCTGCTCTGTTTCGTTCGACTGATAGAGTCTCTTCCTCAATGGCAATCGCGGATTTAATGCTTTCAATAGATCCGCTGCCGATTGCTTCATTTACTCGATCCTGAGCCGTTTTTGCTTCAGTCAGCCGAGTTATGAGATTTGTCAGTCCAAGTAATACAATTCCGAACGGAATGGCAGTAATTGCAGCAGATAGCAAACCGACTGACACTGTAGCTGCCGTAATTTTGACATTTGCAACAGTGACAGCATTGGCTAGAGCGGTCTTTCCTGCTGCCGCTGCTAGGGATTTCTCACCCATGACAGCCAGACCGGTGATGGCAGATTTAAGAACCGCGCCCCCAGCTAACGTCGCGATCAAGCCACTTACAGTCGATATGGCTGGTCCGAGTATGGCAGCCGCACCTGCAAGCCCCACCACGGCCACTACGCCTGTCTGAATCGGCTCAGGTAGCTGGCCAAAGACTTTGATTAGTTCCGTGGCCCCTACGATCAACGGCTCGACCGCTGGAAGCAACTTTGAGCCAATCGCTACGCTCAGCTCATCAGAGGCATTCTGGAAGTCCTTAAAGCGCTGTACGTCTGAGTCTTTGATGATGGCAGCAATCTTGCCTGCACCTTCCTTCTCAACACGCTTCAGCGCTCTGATCAAAATGTCGGTGGTCAGCTTGCCATCAGACGCAAATTCTTTTAGGTCGCCGATCGCTACATCAGTCTCAAGCGACACTGCACCAAGCAGTCCCGGAATCTGTTCTGCAATACTGCGGAATTCATCACCTTGCAAGCGGCCTGAGCCCAGAGCTTGGGCTAGCTGGGTAAATGCGGCACTCGCACCAGCTGCACTCACACCACTTAGTCTGGCTACGGTATTGAAGCCGATGAATGAAGACTCGATATCGGCCAGCTCGATGCCGAGCGGTCTCAGCCTCGTAAAGATATCGGCCACGCCTTCTGCCGCTTCACGATTGCTTAGGCCAAATGTTTTAGCCGCTTTAGCTACCAGCGCTTGAGCCTGCTCAAACTCACCGAATTCACTCGTGACCAGCTTCAGCCGTGTTTGCAGGTCATTAAATGATGCTGCAGATTGGATAGCTGACTTGGCGATCAGGCCTAGGCCCAATCCAGCAGCAGCGCTTTTTAATCGGCTAAAAGTACCAGCAGTCGTACCGGCAGCTCCATTTAGCCGGTTGAGCTGGGCAACCGCGTTATTCGCGTTTACCCTGATCTCAACGTTGGAGACTGCCACAGCGGCTAAACCAGTACATCAAGTTTAATGACGTCTGTATTTGGCTTGATTGGCGGCTCGCTCCTCCTCTTCGGCTTTCAGACTGAAGTACGCTGCAAAATGCGCAAGTTCCGCATCAGTGAGCTCGGTGCGAAGCCTGCTTACTGTCATCCCTAATTCGCAGGCCAGAAAGAATTCGAATTTAACCCAACTGTCCTGCTTCAGTCGTTTTTTGCTTCATCGATGTCGGTGTCTTGAGCGATGCCAAACAAGAACAGCTCAATCTCATTTAGCACAGTCTCTGGCAGTTTTCGTTGCAGCTTCACCGCGTCTGCGGCGGCAAAAGCTTTAGTGCCGTCTTCAAGCTCAGCAATCTGACACAGCATATTGGTGCTGATGTCCAGCGCCTCATCAGTGCCCGCTAATTGCTGTGCCTTTTTGCGGTCTGCACGAGTGATGGGCTTGAAATACAGATCGACGATTTTTTCGCCTTCTGCATTCTTGAGTTCAAACTTGCGACGCTGGTTGAGATCAAACGCCCCAACCAGCAGATCGACAGTTCGAGATTGAGCAGGCATTAATGAACGGAATCAACCGTTCATATCATAGCTTGCCCTATCAATTAGGCATTGGAAGAGATGGTGCCGCTCGTGATGAAGTTGCAAGTCACAATCACCAGCTCACCAACGGTCGAAGTGATCTCCGCGTCAGTGACAATGCCAGCAAACGTAAACGAGTCAGCATCATTGGTGTTGCCAGTACGGAACAGCTCAAATGTTGCGTCTACGGCATCAGCTGCCTTTAGCACGTCATCAAAGAAGGTTTTCTGGGTGGCTTCACCCTCATTGAAGACAAGCTCGATCGTGCCAGATCCGCTAATCATACTGCCAACAAATGACCGGAAAGTGTCACCGTGGTCAGATACGTCTAGGGTCTCTTTTGTAATTGACAGGCTCCAGCTGCGAGTGCCCACCACAGTGGCAAGAGAGCCGCTGCCGGTTTCGAATTCAACGGAGCCTTCTTCGCCGCGAAGGATGGCCATGGTCAGAGTTCCTCGAAGAAGTCAAAGGTCACACGGACCTGAGTTTGGAAATAGCCCTCAGGTGATGGCGAGGCCACAACTTCGGGACCGATCGGGGGATCAAAATGAACACCCGACACGTTGATTCTATTATAAAGATCTCTGATGCGCTTTCCGATCACAAAGTTGGCACCAGGCCCAACACCTTTCGCAGAGAATATGTTCAGCACGATCACGCCTGGTAGCTGATTGCTCGAATTAGTAGTACCGCCATGCGACAAATACGTGCTTGACCCAAAACTCAGCAGACACTGCACCCACGAGCTGTTGGGTGTTGGCTCGTATGCCATATTGTGAAATACGACCGGTATCTCGGGTGAATTAGCTAGCTCAGTAGCCAATCGCCCTTCAATGGTCGCTCGTACGGAATTTAAATCTGCAGCGGCCATTAGCTGTCACGTTTGATCTGATTGTACGTCCGGCGCACATACTCCTGCATATTTTTAGCGATCAACTCAACCCAGCCAGCATCTGCTTGAGCACTCCACCCATTGGCCAGCCTTTCAGCATACGGCAGGTTGTTGTGGATGTGATAGCTACGGCCAAGCCTTTCTGAACCGCCTGAATAATTCGTGAACTGCGGTGGTGGAGCTGGGATGGTAGTGCCTTTTTCAACAGGTGGATGCGGCTCTCCAGTTGATGTATTCTCACCAATATGCCAGCTTGCACGGAACCGACCAGTATCTACCGGACTGCCCTTTTTTAATTGCTTGTCAGTCTCTAAAACGGTGGCTTGGATCAGTTGATTGAGCTGCTCTTCCGCAAATCCACCTATGAATTCAATCGGGATTTCGCGGCGTGCCATATTATGCCCTCAAGATTAATTCGTAAATGATGGCGTCATTCGCCTGTTCTATCGTCTCGACCTGGATGATCTGATAGACGATGGAGCTGATCACGACACGATCCTTGGTCTCAGGTGCAGACGGCAATTCTTTGGCACCCACGGTCAGTTTTTTGTCGCCTGCCTGAATCAGCTCGTTTGCCTCACGCACATTGACATCAACGACCACACCTTTGACGTCAGTGTCACTTTCCGTCTCGGTGATGACACCTGTGGTGGTGTTGTAACTGCCACCCGTGACATAGCGGATCGTGACGTCGCCACCAAATTTGCTGACGACTTTATCTGCTACTTTCTCAAGTGCTTTGGCTAACGACATCAGATCCTGTAGGCAATGCAGGCACCGCTGGATAGCTGAATGCTTGTGAACACGCCATAAATGGTAGAGTCTGCCACGAATGCCTCACTGCCCAGGCTATTGCCGGTGTAATTTTCAGCAGTCACAGCATTGATCGTGGTATCTTCTTTGAAGTAGATGGCACAGAACCGACCCGTATGGGCAGCGGTGTCAGTGATCACTTCGGCTCCCACGCTGTAGTCGATTGCCATGATTAGCTCCGTTTGATGGCTACATTGCCTGGTCCACTAATTCTAAGGTCTGTGAGGTATCGCTCCACCATCGGCGGTATGCGATCCGCTCCCACGGCACCAAATTTATCAGGTGTGACGTTCAAGCTGCCGATTTGCACATTCTTATAGTCTTCAAGACCGCTTAGCCCCAGGCCATCGACGTTGTTATGTAGATATACCGCCAGCTCTACCTGCGCCCGTTTGATCTGGTCAGGCACCTCGGTATCGGTGTAATAGTCGGTAGTGATGCGGAATGGAAAGCCCACCGCATAGGTATTGAGGTATGTATCAGGCTTTCGGACTCCGGTACGCGGCCACTGCAGCGCCTGCGTGTCCGTAGCTCGTGCCCCCAGGAATCTTTCGCGGTCAAGCCGCTGCGTGGCTGTCGCCAATGCTCGATTGCGGGTGTCATCAGTGCCCGTGCCCCACTTGGTCACATCTGCACTACTCACCATGGCATCTACCAGGTCGTTCGCATCACTCAGGGTGATGTAACTGTTGGCTGTCGCTGATCCCACGGTCGCGACGATTGTTACTGCCATTGGTCTTCTTGGATGAAGGCTTGCGTTTCGCTTTTACAGGTGCGGAGGCCACCGCTTTCGCAGCAGCCTCACGTTCCTGCGCTCGCCTGAAAGCGAACAGACCCATCAGGAGCTAGCGCCCTTCAGAGCCACGAAGTTGAGGACGATTGCCTCAGACAAGGAACCGGCAGACACATTTGCAACCGTGATCGCAAAGGATCCGGCAGCCAAGGTGTTTGCCTGCACCAGGTAAGAACCGGCGGTTCCACCTGAAGCGTGGTTTACCACCACCACATCAGTGGCGGAGACTTCGCTGTTGGTCACAGTGAACGACACTTCAGCGGCAGCAGCCAGTGCAGCGTTGTTCATGGTGATAACACCAGATGCTGCGTTAGCAGTCACGCCAGTGCTTTTGTTGGTTGCCTGGGTGACAGACGTGCCAACGGTTGGGCC